CTTGTCACTGGTAAATACACCCACTAACGGCTTAACCTCGCTGTGCCTATGCGTAACAAAGTCAGTGGCTCGATAAAACCTAACGTTACAAACGTGGCAGAAGTGCCTAACCATTGTTGCTGTTGTCATCTAATACTCCATCGAGAAAGTTATCTAGTTCCCGAACGCTCGCTTTTCCGTTAGCGACACATTCTTGGACGATAGAGTTTAGGCGATTTATGTTTTCTGTAAAGACCGCTTTGATTCGGTCAAGGTTGGCGGACGTGTCCTCGGTCAATGTTGCCGACAGTTGTGCTGAAGCCTCGTCGCTGAGTTCGCCAGCAATCCACAACTTATGAAGTCGCTGTGACTCAAGGGCGTGAGCGGTGAGCACTTGGTTGCGCTCGTGGTCAACACGGTCACTGAACATCTTTTCCACCTGAGCCGTCATGTAGCCCAACTTCTCCGCTTGGTGACGGATAGAGGCAATCAGGTCAGGCGAAGGTGTCTCGTATGACCTACCGGACATTAAGGCGGATTTTATCGAAGGCATCTTCGGCTTGGTAGGCGACCAGTAGTGGTGAGCCTTGCTTGCGGACGTTCACAATGAACTGTTCCTCAATGCGGTCAATAATGCCTAAGTAAAACTTTTTGCGTAGATTTGCGTACCATTTCATAAACCTACACCGTAGCAGGGTTGAGTTGGTTAATCAAGCAGTCTTTTTGTCGGCTTCACGCTTCTTGCGCTTTTGGTACTGAAGTCGTCGGTGGGTGGCGGCTCGGTGACAGTTCGAGCATCGCAGGACGCACTTGGCGATTTCAGTAAGTATGGTTTCCCAACTGTAGCCATCACCTATCAGTTCACTGACGTTGGCTTTCTTTTTCCCTCGTATGTGGTCGAAGTCCATAACGTGTGGGTCGTACTTCAAACCACAATCGGCGCACGGGGTTGAGGCTTTTAGTTTCTTGTACTGGCGACGGTTTTCAGCAACTCGCACTCGCTTCCTTTCGTAGGCAGATGCGATTTCGTGTTCTCGGTTTGCTTCGTAGTGCTTACGACGCTGGGCTTTTGCCTTTTGGGGGTCAGAAGCCCTGTATTCAGCCTTGCGCTCTCTTTCATACTTACGGCGCTCTTCGTCGTTAGCAAACCTACCGATTTCACCACCGTATTACATAAATGTGATTTGTCAAGGGTTCGTGTCCCAAGTTGGCTGGTCTGGTACGACTCGAACGTACAACCACTCGATTAACAGTCGAGCGCACTGCCATTGTGCTACAGACCAAAGATTTACTTCTTCTTCTCGTCTTTCCGCCAATGTATAAAGGCTTTAGCGTACATCGTGCAGTATAGAACGCCACCGAAGACAAAACCGTATTGGTGTGTAGTAAATGAGTAGATAAACCACAATGTTTCTGTTAGGAGCATTACGGCAAAGCCCCATAGGTTTTTCTTACCTACAAAGAACAAACCTATTGAGCCAACAATGGCAAGTATCCAAGACCACATTAGTTAACTAACATGTCCCAAATAAGCATTAACAGCGCACCCGTAACAACGCCGATAGCCCAAGTCAATCCAAAAGTAATATAAAACATTAGTTACCCTCACGCAACAATGCGCCGATTGGCAGACCAAGGCGATAGATAGCGTCATCAGGTAGATTAGTGTCCTCAAGCCACGTTGCAAAGATTGACTCGCTGGTTGAGAACTTGTAATCGCCTACTTGCATTTTCACCTTGGGCTGGTTAGGCGTTGTGTCCTTGCCCTTAGCCAAGTCAATCAAGTCCTCGCCGTCAAATCCAGTGCCTTCAAGGGTTTTGAGGTCATTCATCACGCTGATTAGCAGTTCATTGTCATACGTTGCTTTTTCAGCAATGCGGTTGTCTGCCAAGACGATACGGGTGGCGGATTCGTCATCAACGTCTACCCACGCCACGGCGATTTCCTTCCAACCGAGCGCAGAAGCAGCGGCGGCTGTGTGGTTGCCTTTGAGAATCTGGTTATTGCGCTTATTGACGACGATTGGGCGATACTGACCCAATGTGCGCAGACTTTCGCTGATAGCCCCAATATCGCCTTCACGGGCGTTACCGGGGAATCGCTTGAGTTCCGAGAGTGGCACGAGTTCGGTGTCAGTCATTGACAAGCGTGGTTCGTTGGATTTCACCACTGGCTCTTTCTTAGCCTTTGGCATTTTGGCTTCGGCAGGCAAGTCAAGGCGGTCTTTGATTTCCTTTATTACTTTCGCCTTCTTTTCACCAACGGCATCTTTGAGCGACGAAAGCCAAATGTCGAACAGTTCTGGGTCAAGTTCGCCCACAAACGCATTGCCCAACTTAATAATCGGGTTGCGTGTCTTTTCCTCGCCTTCGTCTACCAACTTTTCACTGCTGACTCCACCTGAGTCGTTGGCAAACAAACCCTCAATCTGGTCAATCGAAGATGGCTCGTAGCCCGTTCCTTCAAGGCTGGGCAAGGATTTCAGTAGGTCAATCAAGTATTCGTTGTTGAATACGGCGATGTCGCTAGTGCGGTTGTCGGTTACTAGGACTCGGAGTGCTTCGTCTTCGCTACCCTCAAAGTAGGTGACGGCGATTTCCTTCCAACCAAGGGATTTGGCGGCTCGCCAAGTGTGCGTTCCTGCGATAATCGTGTCGCCCCACACAACGATTGGTGAATATTGACCGTTGATTTCCAACGACTCTGCGATTGCGGCAACATCACCTAAGCGTGGGTTCTTAGGGTGAGCCTTAATACTGTCAATGTCAATGGTTTCGGTGCGAACGTTAATAGCCATAAAACAAGCCTACAGCGTAGTTTTTCACCACCGCTTAGTCGTGGATTGGAATCAATCCGCTTTCGTCGCTAGCGGAACCAATCAGGCTCTTTAGTTGTGCGATTTCTTCTGGCTGTACTTGTTGCCCTGAAGCAACTGTATCAGCGAGGTGATTGGCGTAGTCGGCAACACTTTGGTGAGCACTAACGGCATTGTCGGTGTCAATGGGGTGTTCGTCTGCGTTGGGGCTATTGCCCTCTACATAGTGAGTATCGCCAGCGTGTACGTCAGCGATTGCTTGGTGAAGGTTGGCAACGCCACGGAGTGAGGACTCGTTTGGCTGGATACGGTCAGCGTTGTCGTATGACCAATCAGCGGCTTTCGACGCATCTGCGTTTCCTGCTGGGTGAGTGTAATCTTGCCCAGCGTGGCTGAAGTGAACGCCATTTTTCATAGCGTCTGTAATGCCAGCCTCACTTGCCCATTGGTTACCGTGAAACGCATGACCGGGCACGTCGCCCTTTGCAAACTGTAACCAGTTAATGATTTCTTGGTCGAGATTTGCCATACTTCAATGATAGGTCAGGATTAGGGATTTAACTAACCGCTAGTAGATTTGTTGGTATGACGAACCCGTTTTTGACTACCGAACTAATGAAGTCGGCATCAAACTACCCCGTCACAAAGATTTTGCGCCACGGACCAGAGGAACAAACCTCGTCTGCCCTTGCTGAACGTGCCAACGCCCTTGTAAAGACTGGCAACACTGAGGCAACCGCCAAAGCGCATGACCGCCTTGCTTCTGACCATCTTGCTCTATCTGCCACGCTTCGTGGTGAAGGCGAAGGTCACGCCGCTCAGGCTCACGCCGTAGCCGCACAAGCGCACAAGGATGCTTCTGACGCTATTCGTGGGATTTCGCCATCAGACCCGAAATCTCTTTCGATTGCCGAGAGTGCGCTAGGCGCTGACCGTGCCAAAGGATTTACTCGTCGTGCCGCCAACTTCAGCAACGGTGCGCTACAGGCAACAACCAACGTTGCACTTACCAAGGCAACGCAGGACATTAACGCTCTTAACGCCGAGGCACCACACGCTCAGGAAATCGCTGACCGTCACGTTGCTGACTGGAAAGACTACAAGGCAATCTCTGGAGCACACTTGGCAATGGGTATTCGTCACCACGACCTAGCCGAGGCTTGCGCTCAACGTGCCTCAATCGCTCGTTCTAACAACGGCAACCAAGACAATGCTGATTCCCGTGCTTGGAACGACGCATACCACGCACAACGTGACGCAATGGAAGCGCACTACACCGCCGCTCGACGCAACGAAAACAACGCTTATGCCAACGACAAGATTGAAGGCGCAGTGCCAAACATTAAGCCCAGTGCTGGCAACGCCCACTACGCCTCAAAGGTGGCGGCGATGGCGAGCGAGAAGGCTGACGCATTAACCGCTAGGGCAACTGAGTTTGGTTACAAAAAGGCAGTTACTTTCAGCACTGCTGGTCGCTGGACTGACCAAGACCCAACCGCCAAGAACTTAAAGGCGCTGGCTAATGCTCACGCTCAAGCCTCTTCTATGTACCAGTCCGCCAGTGACGCTTATCACAGTGGTGACATAGGTGCCGCCAAGGCAATGTACGGCTTGGCAAGTCAAGCGTCGGCTAAGGCTCACGAACTGGCAGACCAAGCAAATACCTTTTAGACAACAAAAAACCCCCACCGAAGTGAGGGTTTCTTGCTACAAACATTGACGAGTGTCGGATTCGTAACGGTTGTTATCACTCTTACCAACTTGATAAAAGTAGAGCCATAGTAGCGTGTGCAAACGAGGATTTCACTACTTGGGTGTAGATTTATAGAGAAAGTTCTACCAAAAGGGGACAAAATGCCACGCAATCCATTTGAGGTCAATAACCTACTCAAGTTCTCAGGTGAATACCCCTTGACCGCCGTACCTGCTGGCTACGTCACCGACCTACCAACCATGACCGCCTCGGCTGACCTTGTTCGCCGTGCTGGTGCCGTTGCGGATGCTTTTGAGGCGGCTCAAACCGGCTTGGTGAACATGACCGCCAACCAAATCCAAAACCTGTCTGACGAGCAAAACGCTATTGCTCAGTTGCACTTGGCTATGGCCGCTCAACTTCGTCAGTCGTCTCCTAGCGACTACATCAACGCTATTTCAGCACACGACGCTGCTGGACACGCTCACTTGGCTGGTGCCAAAGTCACGGCAATCCTGCTTGTTCCAGTTGGTATGAACGCAACTCAGCCTGTTGGTCAAGAGCACGTTATTCGTCCTCACCTCGGCTGGGACTCGCCTATGAAGGCTTGGAAGAACGCTCACCGTGCTTTCATTGCCTCACAGAAGGCATACCAGAACACCGTTTTCGACGGCAACTAACTGTTTGACTTGAGGTAGTTACTGTCGTAGTATTTCACTACCGTGGAATACGACCTGAGCAAACAACCCATACGAATAACGCTTACACTTGAAGTAACGCAGGAAATCGTTGAGTTTGCTCACAAGGTGAATGAGTTTTACTCCAATAACGGTCCGGGCTGGAAGGCGACATACCGTTTTCACGTCAATCCAATCTTGGAAACCAGCATTATGGGTTTTCTTGGCGAGGAAGCAGTCGCCCAAGTTCTCGGCGTACCAATGCGCCGTGACTTTTTCACTAACGGCGACGGTGGCTGGGACAACACAGTCAACGGCTTCAACGTTCAGATTAAGTGCGGTTCAGGCAAGCAGGTGATTTTCCACGAACTGTCGTATTTCCGTGAGACGGCAGACTTGGTTATCTTTGCGGAGTATCTCGGTGATAGGCGATTCCCTGACAAGAATCCAACGTTTGACGTATGGGGTTGGTGTAGTCGCAAGGACTTTATGCGTTGTC